TTTGTACCAAAATTACCTGCGTAATCTTTAATCGCAATTGTATCACCAGCACTCGCTGATGATGGTAATGATACTAGACCAGCGGCACTTGTATTATCTATGAAATATCCTCTACCAGCGACCATAGTTGTTACTGTTGATCCATCTGATACTACTACTGATTGCCAAGATACTGCAGGTATTGAACCTGATGCACCTAAAGATATTGATGTGCCATTGATTGTAACACTTGAATTTGCTAGTTTTGCGTTAGCGATACTACCCGCTAGTTTTGCGTTAGTAACTGTACCTGGCGCTATATCTGCGGCAACTACCGTACAATCTGTTATCGCTGCTGAACCTATTTTATCTATTGCCATTTTAATTCTCTTTTATACTATTTATAATGTTTCCCTATTGAAATTTATATCGTATTATAACAATTCCTTTACCACCAGTTCCATTTGCTCCACCTGGTCCAGCGTTACCACCTCCTCCTCCACCTGTGTTAGCTGTTCCCGCTGTTCCGTGTACAGAACCTGAACCACCAGAGGCGTTATTACTAACACCACCAGCTCCACCACCACCTGGTGTGGCACTTGGTACAATGATGTGTCCTGCGACACCTGATGTTTTTGCGAATTGAGGAAATCCTGAACCACCGCCGCCTGAGGCTCTTACCACAGGTGATCCTGTAATATTTGATGTTGTTCCGGCTCCACCAACTCCAGCACTTGTTTGACAAGGAGAAGAAGTTGTTAATCCTCCACCAGCACCTCCAGCACCTCCTCCTCCAGCACCAGCATAAAATTTATGTGATGGACTAGGGTGAGCTGAGGGTCCTCCGTTGTTACCTTGAGGTGGACTTACAGGAGGTGTATTACCTGATGCAACTGGTTGAGCAGAACCTCCTCCAGGAGTAACACCGCCTCCACCTGAACCACCATTTCTTAATGGGGCATTATCAGAAGCTGAACTTATTGATGCTCCTCCACCAGCAGATGTGATTGTTGAAAAAATTGAATCTGAACCTTTTGAACCCGTTCCACAAGGACCTACCGCATTAGTTCCCCCTGCTCCTACAGTAATAGGATAACCTTGAACTGAAACAGGCAATGATGTTGGAGTTGCTAAAGGAGAAGCTGTGTATGGTCCAGATGTACAAGAGTTATGTGATTCTCTATAACCACCAGCACCACCTCCTCCATAAATTCCTCCAGGACCTGCATATCCTCCTCCACCTCCACCAGCAATAACTAAATAATCTACAACTGCAAATGGACCAGCACCTGCACTTACACAAAAAGTACCATCGCCTGTAAATGAATGAATTTTAAAATCGCCTGAGGTTGCAACTGTACCACCTGTAGCAGCAACACGAGTATTTAATTGTAAATCAGCAACATTACTTTCTTCCCAATACAACCAACCTTTTGTTGAGTCAACATATACTAATACTACATTAGCACGATTAGTTTTTATTTCACTATTAACAGCGTTACCTTGTATATTATGACTATTTCTTTGTATAGTAAGATTATTAGTACCAAAGTTTCCAGCGTAATCTTTAATTGATACAGAGTCGCCTATACTTGCTGATGCTGGTAATTTGACTATACCAGCGGCGCTTGTATTATCTATGAAATAACCTTTACCTGATTCCATTGTTGTTACTGTACTACCATCAGATGTGACAACTGATTGCCAATCTACAAATTGATTATTAAAAGTTACACTTCCACCTAATGAAACAGATCCCCCTGCTGCTGTAATAGATGTATTAACTAACTTTGCGTTTTCAATTGTAGCATTCGCAAACTTATCATTAGAGACAGTTTCGTCAGCAAAGTCTACCGCTGCGACTGCGCCGTCTTCTATACCTTTTGATCCTACTTTGTTTATTGCCATGTTACTATTTATTCGTCACTATCCGTTGTTGTATTATACTTTTTACCATCTGTATAATTACTAATTGTTGTAGTAAATCCAAAATCATCATCAGCGTCAGCCGTTGTAGGATCAGGAGTTATTACAATTCTAACTTCTCTCGCTTTGTTGTTTTGATCAGTATCTGTATAAGCGTCTGATTGTACATTTTTAATTACTTTTTGAGTTGACGCTGGACCAAATAAGTAAGTCTTCGCTGTAAACCCTAAAGTATAAATTACTGCTCTTCTTTGTGAGAAATCGCCTGAATAAGTATCTTCATAATTTACACTATTTAATATTATTGGAATATCTCTCTTAATATTTAATTCTGGTATCGCATTTACGGTCACCGTAAAATCTGGTTGAAAGAAAGGTAATATTTGTTCAACAATTTGTAGTCCTGCCTCAGCACTCGCTGTAAAGGAATAAAGATTATATGATACGTTGTAAGGAACAGGAACATAATTAAAATTCATTACCTTACCATCAATACCAGATTTTACTGTCTTATATTTTTGAACTCGGGTTAATTTTCTACTTGCATCATATTGAATACCAGATATTTCAAAACTCATACGAGGTAAAGTTACAGCAAATTCTCTTTCTTCTAAACTTGCTTGTTGATCTAATCTCGCTAAAAACTTTTCTTTAGGTGCGTATGCTAGAGGAACTCTAATTGATTGTACAACATTACCACTAGAGTCTTTTCTTTTAATTTGTATGTTATTAAAGATTTGACCAAATCCTATGGTCATTCTTCTCATACTCTCGTTATAAAAATATGTTCCAAACATTAAAAGTCTACCTCTCCAAATGGATTACGTTCTGTAAAGTCTAATATATCATCTGCCGTAGAAGATGTATCAAAACCAGCCTCTGTATCTAAATCGGTGTTATTCGCATAAGTAGATTGTGTTTGTAAAGCGTATGTCTCTAATAATAGATAGTTAGAGTCACCACTTACACTATCATTTTCTAATAACAACGATCCATCTTCATTTTCTAAAGTAAACTGATGAGCCAACATATCTAAACTATATTGATCTTCAGCACTATCAATTGTACCAACACCTGTATTTAATTCTTCTGAACTATATTCCCATCTAGTACATACTAGTTTATAAACAGGTAATTGTCCTAGTTGAAAGAATGGCTCTTGATCTTGTACAAACTGTATCTCAAAAAAACTATTCATTAAAGGCATATAAATTATATCGCCTTCGTTTGGTCTACCTTCTTTTACTAGAGTGGCTTTTTCATCTACTGCCTGATTAAATCTTCTTTTAGAGATCATAAAGGTAGTATCTTCTCTAATCTCTAAACCAAACTTATTAATAATCTCTTGTTCACCTGCGAAACCTTCAGTTGTTTCCATATACGCTTCTACCAATAAAGCAGAAGAGAATTTAGACAACATATCTTCGCCTAAAATTAAATCTCTATTTACAAGTGTTCGTGGTAAGTAATATACATCTTGGCCATATATCTTTAGGCCTTCTATGATTAAATCTTCATATAATCTTTTTTCGGCTGTGTTACCAATGCCTTTGCCATCTTGGAAATAGTGATTAACTGGCATGTCATTATCCCATCATTAATGCTGGATTTAACTCGTATGTTGTTCTTATCTCAGTTTCTAATTTTTCTAAATCTGATAATGCCTCTGTATATATTTGTTGACCATTTAACGTAACGCCACCTAACATAGCGACACCATTAAATTTTGATAAGTTAGCGCCCCATTGTTTTTTAAATAAAGCCGTGACGTATCTTTTTAAAAATATATCATTGTTTATATCTGTAAAAGTTGTTGGGTCTAATTTTCTATAACATTCTATAACAAGAAACTCACCAACTTGTAAATCTTCACCCCAATCCATATCAACATATAATCTATTATCCATTTGATTAAATCTTAATGGTTTCTCACCTACAAGTATATGATCTAAAAAATCTAAATGTCTTAAAACTATATCATAGTTTATTACTGAAGTAGAAGAAAAATCATAAAGGTCATTTAATCTTAATTGATACCTAACATCAAATAAGTTTAGATTACCTTTATTAGAAAATGGAAATATATTGATTACAGATATTACTGATTCAGGAACAACTAAAAAGTTTTGAGCCTCTTTAAAAGTTGAAGATACACTATTTTTAGTTGCAGTCTCATCTGAACCGTCTGCAGTTAATCTAGCTTTATCAGCCTCTGTATATTGATATTTTAAATATGTTCTACGAATACCATCATAATGATATTGTGCGTAATATTGAAACGCCTCGTCTAGTCTATCTTCTAGTTGGTCGTCATCAACGTTTATATCAATTACAGGTTTTCCTAACGCTCTCAAAGCGTATTGTTTTAATGTTTCTCTACTACTTGGTGTTGCCATTTTATTCCTTTACTTCTATATTTATACTCTATCCAAGTGCGACAGCCTGCGCTATAGCGAATGCGTTAGACGCTTTTGTGT